GGCACTATACATCTGAGCCCAAATAGCCACCCTTTCGTCTTCTGCTAGATACGGTGCTGAATGTAATAACGCTCCATAGAGGTATACATCAGGCGCTTCTAGTAAAAGCCAGTTATCTGAATTACTTAATAGAGAAGGAACCTTCTGATAATAAAGCAATTCAAAATTTGTTGTTCCAGATGGTGTTGGATATAATTGTATCTGACCATCTGCGTGTGTGTAATAAGCTACTGTTCCTGAGGTATCTTCATCCCCTTGGCGCTTATCTGCCATTGCATCTCTTGATAATAAATTAACTACAGATGTACCATTATCTGTAATATGTAATCTTATAGTCTCGACCCAATCTGCTGGCACTTGCATATATTCGTCACCTGGGTCTTGTTGACCGCTGGACCTAACTTCCATCTTCCAATGGCGTATATCCCTATTAATCTGAGATTCCGCTAATGCAACAAAATCTGGGATGACAGACGTTAAGTCATCTCTATTCAGAAAGTTAGCTATTGATGTTTTTAAACTTGTATAAGTAGTTAGTGCCATAGTAACCTCATTTTATATTATTTATAAATATCAGGATAAGCTAAATTCATCCCTTTATTGATAATATCATCTGTAAAATAATTAAGCGATCCTTCTCCCCCTTCATGTTTAATCATGCCTTTTATTATATGAAAGAAGTCATCACTAGTAATCTCTTGATCGGGCAAAAGCCCTGTTGATTGTGATACGCTATCAATATAAGATTGTGTATCATTCTCACTTGAAGGGGCATATACGTTTAATATTTGATTGATATCTGTTAGTCCTCTATTCATTTTAGTCGTTAGGTCTTTAGTTAAAGCTCTAACACCCATCTCTGGAGTTTGAAAGCTAACAAATGAACCATCAGTCTTTGGCTTATTATTCATACCATCCCAAGGGGTTCCAAAGTCTTTTATATTCCCTGGGTTATTATTCTGTTGATTTAAAGGCGCATGTTTTGTTATTGAGGATCTTATCCCATTCATTTGATTAAATAAGCTATCCAAATAATCAACTGTCTTATTTGACTTATGAGGTAATGCAGCCGCTGTTTGAGCTGGTATCTCTTTAGGCATTAACCCTTCTATCATAGGGGCATGTTGTTCTTCCATGCCTGATTGCCAAGGTTGGGGTTGATTTGATTGTGAGCCTCCAGTGCCTCCGGTTAGTCCTTGTGTTATCATCTTAATTAAACTCATCTTATGCTACTCCTTTTAAATTCCTTTTCAACGGTTTGCCCCAATGGGAAGACATAGGCCTATATCCAACAGCTAAATATCTAAAGGCATCTGCTCCATGTGAGGACCAATCATGCCTTGGCTTAGATTGCCACGTCTTACCATTCTCATCATAGTTACGTTGGTAGTTTATTAGACAATCAATGCCTTGTTCGCATTGTTTTTCATCAAACCAACATCTTTCTAATAAGGATCTAACTGCTTGTATACCATCATCAACTCTAAGTTGTGGTGCTATATCCACTGTCTTAAGCCCTAACGAATCTAAAGTCTCTAATCTTGACTTACCTGAGCCTAATTCTCTAACCTTTACATCATGGGGTAAAATATGTTGCTCATATATGTAACCCTTCTCTTGCAGTATTTTAACATAATGGTCGAGGCCTACACCGGATGATTCATAATAATCTATCAAATGAACTTCTTTTCCTATAAATTGTGCAAACCAAATAGCAGTTGAGTCTCCAACCCCTAGATCCCAGGCGGTTACTACTCCTTTAGCCTTATCATACTTAACGTTTCCAATTCTCTTCTCCTCCCTGGCCGACCTCATCTCTGTAGTATAATAACTTCCTTCGCTAAAAATTAAAAAGCCTCCTTCCCATATATGGTCATACATATCTGGACGCTTCTTCTTATCCTCTAATCGCTCTGTCTCCAACACTGGTGGAAACCATGGGTTGTCTTTAAAGTTAAGCTGTGTAAGCTTAGCATTATCTGGTGTTAAGACTCTGAATCGTTCATGAGTAGCAGAGTACTTGGACTCTGGGTTCCAAGTCACCCATATCTCTGAGTCCTTTTCACGAACAGTAGGTATAAGCTTTTGCCATGCCATATCGCTAACAGCCTCAGCCTCATCAACCCAGGCCAATAGGATCCTAGCCTTGGACTTAATACTATCTAATGATCGTCTTAACCCAGAGAAGGTATAGTTGATGTTACCATCCTTTGATCTGATATACTTCTCACCAAGGATATAGTAATCATTTAGCCAAGGGATAGACTTAATAGCCGTCTTAATCTCCTCCAATGAGGAGTCTTCAAGGCTGTTCATGAACTCACGAGCACAAAGTATTTGGCCATTAATGCCACTCATGCCTAATTGGTAACCTTTAACCGCTGTCATAAGAGCAAAGGATCGAGTCTTGCCTGAGCCCCGTCCCCCATAAGAACATCTATACCTCGCTTGACCTGAAAATGTACTCACCAATTTAGGTGGTAATTCAATCTGTGCTTTCGTCTGTTTCGTCATCCTTTGCTATTAGCTCTATAACCGTGGGTTGTGGGCTCATAGACCCGTCTGAAGATGATACATCGTATTCCGTCTTTTCCACAAAGCCCCGGCTTTTGCCTTTAGTCTTTAAGTAGAAGATAGTAGCAGCTGTTTGATGTGATTCAATCTGCTTATGAAGACTACTCTCTGCAAAGTCTAGAGCTGCTTCCGCAGTCTCTTTGCATTGTTGAGCGTATTCCTCATCGTCTTTAAGCCAACTATAATGAGTTGTTCGACTGATCTTAGCCTTAACTAATGCCGGACTTACAATCCCCAAAGTACTTTGCAACGCCGCGACCATCGCCTTTTTTAGCTGTCTCGTCTTGTTTTCCGTGTAGTAAGTTCCCATTTAAAACTCCATGTGATTTGCACTTGATATTCTATCACGTTTCCAATTGTTATTCGATAAAGAATATAATCATTTTCGATAACGAATCACAGTAACGATCGAATAAACTGATTTATACAATTGAATGAGAATACCAAATTAATTATTCTTATTGAGTTGCTATATTTACATTTGTTATCGTTACTTATTTATATAAATAACACTTAAATGTATATAATATATAGCTTTTTTAAGGTAACAAAACAGGTAACGAATCTTATAATTCTTCAAATGATTCACGAATCTCATCGTTGGTCATTGCATTTAAGACCCAAATTCTCTTATTTTTATCACCGATCTTAATCACCTTAGGATGTAATGTGTAACCCATTTTCTTCATCACGTAACGGATTTGTGACTTAGATAAGTTCAGATCTGGATGATCGAATAGCAATAAATCATTCAAATCTGATTGGCTAACACATTGCTCATTGATATATTTATTACCCTCTTTGATAATGGTTCGGATCTCAGTTAATCCTTCAAATGCATCATCCTCAGTAGCTATCATTAAGCGTTTATGCTGAGTAATTGGTGCTTGTTTAATACGTTTAAACTCATCAGAAATATCGTGATGCATTAACCATTTCCTTATTTCCCCTCCATGATTACGGACTGCATGGAAGAGCTTATCAAAATACTCACCTGCCTCGTATCCAACATATCGAGGTAAATGCTCCAAGGATTGTATCGGAACAAAGATAATCCACCACCTACGATCATCAGTATCTAACGGTAATGCATCTTTATAGTTAGTAAAGACCATATAATTAGTTGTATTGTAGGTCATATAAGGAGTAACACCCTTCTCATTAATCTGTATCATCCTATCGGTAATTAGAGGTTTGAGTGAGTTAACAGCATCGTGCCTATTATGCCCTTTTACTCTTAACTCTTCTAATACATTAACAACTACATTGGTCGCCCAAGCATTAAAGTCTGACGTGACCTGAGTAGGTGATACGGTACCTATATTTCTATCACCTAAGCAAGCTCTAAGTAATTCACCAAAGAATGTTTTACCAACACCTTGGATTGATTGTATTACTGGTGCCCATAGGATCCTTTTGCCTGGATATTGCACTTGGAATGCTAACCAGGATAGTAGTATCTCCGTATCTTCATCAGTAGTACAGATAAATTTAATATGATTCCTAATAAGATTTATAGCACTGATGCCTTCCTCGGTATAATCCTTAGCTTCTTGTGGTAATGTTTTAGGATTAAATACGTTGAGGATTGTAGAGCCTTCGATATCCGTTACGGTTTCTTCAATACCAGGTAAATACCCTATAGAGTCTACTTTCCTAACAAATCCACGATCGGAGATCCATTTTGTTGCTGATGGCTTAGTACCACCATCAGAAATAGGAACATGCTTACCGTTCTCAACATTAAATGATTCCGATTTATGAAGCTTTAAGGTTTTTAAGTTAATAAATCCGTTGTGACTATTAACATATACCCAATCACTACACCATCGAGGTGCTTCATTCTCATCGACCAATTCGCCTTGGCCTGCTGATTCAATAGATATTAAGGTTCTTATATTACCAATCGGCATACTAACACCACTTAGCTCCTTAAATCTTCCTTGTAAAGCTTTAACTAATTTCTCACGGTTTAATCTATTAAGCTCAGTTTTACGGATAGAAGGTACCAAATCAAACTCTAACATCTTCTCATCTGCTACTTTAATCTTATTAAGAATATCATTAACTTCGTTCAATTCAGCATCATAATCAGCTTCCTTAGCCATGAACATTATAGTTCCTAAAGTAACTCCTCCACCTGGCTTAAAGCTTTTCCATCTGGCTGCGGTATCACCCTCAACATAATTTGTTCCCTTTTTCGACCATTGTTCCCAAAGTTCTAATCCTTTAGTAGGATGCCAATGATGTAGAGCCATACCAATCCTTACCCATTCATGGTTACCTACAGATGGATCCAATTTGCTTAATATTTCTAATACCTTATCCTTTGGCATAGAATCATTACCAAGTAATCCCTCAAAATCACCTAAATGACCATTAGGTTTTTTCTCTTTTGCCTGAGATAATAAATCGATAATAGGAATAGGAGCTTTTGCTTGATTAAATTCCCCAAAGATATCTTCAGCCCATTGATAAGTACCAGCCTCAGTAGATCCCCCTGCTATAACACATTGTGTTCCCCTAGTTAGGAAATCAATACCAGGATATTTTTTAATGTTCTTTTTATATGACCGATTTTGATATTTTTTAGGTATATATAAATATATATGGAAACCACCACTGGGTGTAAGTACAGTAGGTTCTAATTTTAGATCTAAATCTTTTAATAATTTATTAAAACTATCTTCACCATTATTTCTAGGATCTACATCTATTACCAGATCATCATCTCCAATTACCCATCCTAAGTTACCTTTATGGCTAAGTATTCGGTCCTCATCTACTCGCTTTTTAGTCCAGTTTTCGACTATTGGCCTTTTACCTGCTAAGACAGTTAGTTGTTTACCTGACGACAGGTATTGTCTTATAGTTGAATTATTAATCATTATTCAAACATAAGTGGTGCTTCTAACTGTGAATCATTTATATAAATGCTCACAGCCTGAAGAGTAGATCGAGTATAGTTACTCTCAATACCGTCTGCAAGCTTTTTAAGTGTGGGGTAAGATATACCCGTAGACTCACTTACTGCATACAAACGCTTATCTTTTAGACCCTTTTGTATATCTAATAAGGGTAAAATCTGATCTTGCATTAGCTGACTCCTTGAGTTTTGATTGAAAGTGGTATAGTATCATAGTTTTATCATATAATAATTAAATATTATTTTTTATCAAATATATTTTACATACCATTAAAAACATGATATAATGGTCCCATCAAATCGAGAAATAGGTTTGATAAACAATAAAAACTATATAAGGAAATAAAATGAAAAAATACTGTAATATGCAAGGATATTCTGATACTACCCCTTACGAGGTTATTAAGGTTATATCCGACAAAACTCTAGAAATTAGATCTATGACTGTTGAAAAGGATCCTAGTTATAAGGCGGAATTTGTTCCGGGAGGATTCTCAGCTCATTGTACTAATAACCGTGACCAGAAATGGTTAATTAAATCTAACCCCGAGGGTCATGTATTTAGAGTCAGGAAACGTAAGACTAGAATGAACTACGGTGAGGATATTTACTGGCACCAAACTGCCCGTTATAGATTATCCGATAAGCCTCATTATTTCTACGATTACAACTTTTAAATTAACCGGGCCCTTCGGGGCCCAATAAAAAGATATAAGGAGAATAAAATGAAAAATTGTTATTATATATCAAGTGGTTTTGGCAACGGTATGTTTACTCTTCGTGAGCATAGTGTGTTTAAGACTAATTATGGCCTGAAAGAGGAAGATAGATATATCAAAACTCTTGCTAGGGATTATGATAAAGCGGTAGCCAAGGCTAAGGAATACGTTGGCGAGAATGGTAAGCTTGAGATTAGTAAGCCTTTCGAATTGGCGAAATGGGGTGAAGCTGAAAAGAATTACAGATATATACCCCCAGTTCTTTCTGATGAAGAAATTGCAAAACGTGAAGCTGAAGCTAAAGTTAAAGCTGAAGAAAAAGCTAAACGTGAAGCAGAATATGCTGAAGTATTACGTCTTAGACAAGAAGAATACGACAGAGCAGAACCAATTCCTGTAACTAATGATCGAATTAGATTCAAAGGTACCGTTGAAGGAACTTATTCTAAAGAAACCCAATGGGGCATTCAGCACAAAATGTTTTTAATCGATGATCGTGGATTTAAAATTAATGGAACAAATGTAAAAGTTCCATACATTGATTCTGTAACTGGTAAGCCCGAAATAATCAACGAGGGAACAGAGGATGAATTCGAAAGAAAAACATTTGTCAAAAAAGGCGATAGAGTTTCATTTATTGCTAAAGTTCAACCAAGTGATGATCCGAAATTCGGCTTTTTTAAACGTCCTACTAATATTAAGGAGGTATCATAATGAAAAAAACACAAGCAATTACTCAAAGAAGAAGAGGTGCAAAACGCAGAGACCACCTTTCTTCTAGACAAATGAGAAGGAAAGCTGAAAGAGAGATAAGAAAACAATCTACTATAAGGAGAATAAAATGAATATTGAAAAACAGATTAAAGATTTAACCGATGCAATGATCCGATTAACAGAGGTTATGGAAGTAAAACGGGAAGGTAATTCTATAACTGTTTCTGTACCTAAACCTGATCCTGAGGATCCTTTTGATGAAAGTAATCATACAGTTATTACAGCATCTCATGTTAAAGAATTAGCAAAAGAAAAAATGAGATCGGGAATTGATCGTAAAACTATCAAGGATATGGTAACTAAATTGAAGGCAGATTCAATAGCCGATCTTGATTCTGAGGGTCTTAAGACTCTACATAAACAACTGGGGAAACTATGATTGCACATGCTAAACTCTCTGCAAGTGGATCGAGTCGGTGGCTTAATTGCCCCGGCTCAGTTCATGCAGAATCAATATATCCTTCTGATGGAGAAGGATCCGAATTTGCTATTGAAGGTTCTATGGCTCATGAATTAGCCGATTTATGTTTAAAGAAGAACAGAGATGCTGATTGGTATTTAGGCAAAATTGTTTATAAAAGAACAGTAGAAAAAGAGATGGTAGAGTATGTTCAGGAGTACGTAGATTATGTTAGAAGCTTCGAAAATAGATTTACCACTCTATATACTGAAGAGCGAGTAAGCTTTGCTCATTTAGTACCTGATGGGTTTGGTACATTAGACGCAGCAGTTGTAGATTCTGATAAAGGCATTTGTCATATATTTGATTTGAAATATGGTAAGGGTATAAGAGTAGATGCATTTGAAAATACTCAAGCACAATTATATGCAACAGGTATGGAAAATGATTTAGCATTCCTACATGATATAAAAACCTTTAGATTACATATTGTTCAACCTCGTTTATTCCATTTTTCTGAATGGGATATATCAAAAGAGGATTTATTATTATTTGGTAAATATGTAACAGAAAGAGCTCAATTAGCATTAAGCCCTGATGCTCAAAGAATACCAGGTAAAAAACAATGCCAATGGTGTAAAGCCAAAGGTGATTGTAAAGCACTATTAGATTTTACTACTGCTACCATAACTGCCGAATTTGATGACTTAGAGAGCATCGATGTGGAAACATTAAGTGAAGATGAAAAGAAGTCCATACTGGACAATAAAGGCCTTTTCGTATCATTTTTAAATGCAGTAGAAGCTTCCATATTTAATCAATTAGGTACAGGTAAAGAATTCCCAGGTTACAAACTAGTAGAGGGAAGAGCAATAAGGAAATGGAATTCCTCTGCAGAAAAAGCATTAATAGACAAATTAGGAGAAGATGCTTATCTTAAACGTATGATAGGTATAACTGAAGCAGAGAAAAGATTAGGTAAAGATTTCACTAAGGATCTAACCGATAAACCACAAGGTAAAACTGTATTAGCGCCTTTAAGTGATAAAAGACAAGCTTTAGATATACAAAGTGTAGAAGAGATATTTGATGAAATATAATTTATTATTTGTCAATTATATGATATACTTCACCATAAAAAGTTTTCATCCAGGTTTGACTTGCACCTGGTTCCGAAAAGCAGGTCTTATTAGTAAGACGAAAAGAGCCCTCAGCCTCCACAAGTACGAGGGCTCTTCATCCAGGATTGGTAACCTGGGTCTGATGAGTCAGCCAAACCAATTTAATATAACCATTTAAGGAGTTAAAATGAGTAAAATGATGTTAAAAAATGTTCGTCTATCTTTCCCTTCTATCTTCCGCAAAGCAGAATTTGATGGAAACGAAGGTAAATTTGAAGGAACCTTTCTAATTGATAAAAAAGACAAAAAGACTAAAGCAATGCTCGATGAAGCAATCGATAAAGCTGTTGCTGAAGCTAAAGTTAGTATCCCATCGGATAAGCGTTGCTTAAAAGATGGCGATGATTCTCAATATGATGGGTACGCCGACCATTGGTCTTTAAAAGCTGCAAGTTCTAAAAGACCAACGGTAATCGATAGAGATAAAACACCTTTAGTCGAAGAAGATGAAAGAATTTACCCAGGCTGTTATGTAAATGCTATTATCGATCTTTGGATCCAAAATAATAAATATGGAAAACGTGTAAATGCAAATTTATATGGGGTTCAATTTGTTAAAGATGGAGAATCATGGGGTATGGGACAAATCGATGTCTCTGATGACTTCTCTGATTTAGACGATCTATGATTAACTACGAAGCCCCTTCGGGGGCTTTTATCGTTCTTGATTGTGAAGTATATCCCAATTATTTCTTAGCAGCATTTAAAAATATTGAAAATCAAAATGTTGTAACCATAGAATCTAAAGGTGAAGACCAAGGATTAACTAAAGAGCAAATAAATAAGCTTTATAGTATTATCATTAAGAAAACAACTTTTGGATTCAATAGCAACAAATATGACATCCCTATCATACTATTTGCTTTAACTGGTAGGCCTTGTAAAGATATTCATAAATTGTCAGATAGAATAATTAATGAGAATATACCAGGATGGAAATCGTTAAAAGATTTTAATTTATTCCTACCTAAAAATATGTCTCATTTTGATATATCTGAACCAGCACCAGGTGTAAGAGTCAGCCTCAAATTATACGGGGGAAGATTACATTCTAAAAGGCTTCAAGATTTACCTATAGAGCCAGGTACAATGCTAACAGAAAAAGAGATGGAAGATACTCTAACCTATTGTATAAATGATTTAGATACAACTATAGACTTATATAAAAAGATTGAAGATAGGATTAAACTTCGATATGAAATGTCTAATCAATATGGTCTAGATTTAAGATCTAAATCTGATGCACAAATAGCAGAAGCTGTTATTAAGTCCGTGCTTAGTAAAAAAATGTTAAACAAAAGAATTAATAGACCCCGAATAGAAAGTTCCACTACATTCAAATATGAAATCCCTAGCTATATTAAGTTTGATAGTAAAGAATTAAATGAAGCTTTAGAATTTATTCGTAATCATAGATTTGAATTAGATGGTAAGGGGTCAATACAACTACCTAAAGAATTAAAATCTATGAAGATTAATCTTGGTAAATCAACTTATCAATTAGGTATAGGTGGAATTCATTCTACTGAAAAAAAGCAAACGATTATACCTAAACCGGGAACAATATTGTGTGAAAGAGATGTAGTATCTTATTACCCTGCTATAATACTTAATTTAGGATTATACCCCCGGCATTTGGGTAATAAATTTTTAGAAGTTTATAAAGGGATTGTGGATAGGAGAATTGAAGCAAAAAAGTCCGGTAATAAGTTAATAAATGATTCATTAAAAGTTGTAATAAATGGGTCTTTTGGTAAATTAGGATCCAAATATTCAGTTTTATATTCCCCTGATTTAATGATGGCCGTAACATTAACAGGCCAATTAGCTTTATTAATGCTAATTGAAAAATTAGAACAAAAAGGGATAAATGTTATTTCCGCAAATACGGATGGATTTGTATCTATTTTAGACAAAGATAAGTATGAAGATTTCGATGATATGTGTTTTTGTTGGGAAATAGATACAGGATTTGAATTAGAAGAAACAAGATATCAAGCTTTATATTCCCGAGATGTTAATAATTATTTAGCTGTTACTGAAAAAGGAGTTAAAGGTAAAGGTATTTTCACTATAAATCAAATTAGCAAAAATCCTACTGCTACAATATGTGTAAATGCAGCAATGGATTATCTGACTAAAAATAAACCCATAGATGAAACTATTAAATCCTGTAAAGATATTAAGGAATTCCTAACTGTTAGATCCGTTACAGGTGGAGCAGTTTGGGGTGATGATTATTTAGGAAGAGTCGTGAGATGGATATATTCAAATAAAGGTCAACAAATTAGCTATAAGAAAAATGGTAATAAAGTACCTAAGTCTGATAACTCTAGACCCATTATGGAATTAGAAGAATTTCCTAATGATATTGATTACGATCGCTATATAAATGAATCAAAACAGATTTTAGAAGATATTGGTTATTCTGAGATTTAAAAAATATATTTTATAATATGTAAAATAAGATACAATGCAATTTTAATATGGAGAAAAATTATGCAAGGATGTAACATGTTCAAACAAGTTAGAGATTTACATCTTCAGTTTGGTATCAACCACGAAAGGATACCTTTTACTCAAGAAGAAAAAGATTTCAGAACATTAGCTATGATTGAAGAAGTTAATGAGTATATGAATGCCGAAACAAAACATGATGAATTAGATGCTTTAATTGATGTGGTTGTTTTTGCATTAGGTACTGCTGAAAGGCAAGGGATGTTAGATGTTTTTAAAGAAGCATATTTAAGGGTTATGGAAGCCAATAGTAAAAAAGAAATTGGACAAAATGCTAAACGTAATAATTTTAAAATCGATTTAGTAAAACCTGAAGGTTGGAAAGCAGCTGATTTAGAGGATCTAGTATCAGATTCAAAACAAATAGAAATGGATTTTGGAGAATAAAATGGCAATAGAAGAAACGTTAAAATCACGAAAAGGTAGATATGGTAGAGCTACAGATAATGCTCTAGTATCACAATCATTAATGGATGTGGTAAGACACAATGGTCCTTCATTTAAAGAATGGAGTGATTTGCATAAGATGATTGTTCAAATGATATTCAGTAAAATTTCTAGAATGGCATGTGGTGATCCGGATTATGTTGACAACATACATGATGTTATAGGTTATGCAAAGCTATTAGAAAATTATTTAATCGATAAAGAAAAAGGAGTACCTCATGATAATTGATAAAGAAACATTAGGCCCTAAGCCTATATTAGCAAAAGGAAAATATCCTGATAATTTTTACAGCAAAGAAAATTATTGTGCTCCAGAAGTATGGTTAGGGGTATTAGAAGGAGAAAACGGGGAAAGACTTAATAAAAATGTTAGAAATAAATATTACCCCAAAGTTAATAGTAAACATATTGCTAAAATTCCTTTACATGCTATAAGATGGGCAATACAAGAATATACCGAAGAAGGTGATACTATTCTGGATCCTTTTGCTGGCTCAGGTACTACTGCCGTAGAAGCTTTTGCACAAAATAGGAATTTTATAGGAATAGAATATGAATTCTTTGATGAAGTATTAGCTCCTACATTAAAACCTTTTGCAGAAAATGACAGCAATTTGTACATGATTATGCAGGGAGATGCAGAACAAAAATTAAAAGTTGTTCAAGATGAGAGTTGTGCTTTAGTTAATTTTTCAAACCCTTATCCTGATGGAGGGGACCATACCAAAGGTATAGGTGCTGATAATAAACTGGAATATAAAAAGAAAGGCAATTCGGGCTTAATGAAATCTAACCAACAATATTGGGATAAGATGAAAGCTATTCAGGATCTATCTTGTAAAAAACTAATTAAAGGTGGATTTGCTATTTTTGTTATTAAAGATATGATGAAAAATAAAGAGGTATATCAACTTCACAAAAAATTAGCAGATTTAATGCCTGATTATATGGAGCATATAGGTACTGTAGCTTTAGATCATTATCCCCGGTCTTTATTTATGAATACCTACGAAAAGTTTCATGGAGTTAGACCCCCATTAGAGCAAGTATGCCCAATTTTTAGGAAGGTACGAAGTGCAAGTTAGGGGAATATCACTTAAACATGCAATCTTTAATTCGAGATATGCATTAAAAAGTATGGGTGAAGAAGTTCAAACTAAAAATTGGCAAGGGGATAAATCGCCTTTTAGTTTTATTGAGCTTTTAAATCTAACTTTAGAAGCACCATTGGCTCAAACTGAAAAAGAAGCTAGAGAAGAATGCAACCCATTTTGGCCTTGGGCAGATGAACATTTCGAGGAAAGAGTGAGTGGCATACCTTACAATCCTCCGCCAAGTCATACAAAATGGCTTAAAAAAACGGAGGAATATCTAGAAACGGACTCCAAATTTAGCCATACGTATCCCGAACGCATGTGGTCCAAGGGTTTACATAGGGCCATACGGCATGAAATTGGGGATCTAAATGATGCGGTAGAATTATTAAAACAAGACCTCTATACCCGTCAATGTTATATACCTATTTATTTTCCAGAAGATTTATCAGCTGCAAGACAAAATAAAAGGATACCTTGTACATTGGGATGGCATATAATAGTAAGGGATAATCGTATTAACGTACATTATCCAATGAGGTCTTGTGATGCAATAAGACATTTCCATAATGATTTATATTTTGCGAATAGATTAGCTTTATGGATTGAATCAAAATTAGATGTTGAATTGGAGATAGGATCGATCCTATTTTCTGCTACTTCTTTTCATTGCTTTACTAACGACCTATATGCTTTAAACAAATTAATCGAGAAAGGATAATGGACCAATTCATTTGGGATTTACTTAAGCTTCTCGTCGCTTGTATCATCATTGCTGAAATACTTTACCGGAAGGAGAAATAAAATGTGTGGATTTTTAATATATAAAACAGAAAAAAGATTAGGGAATTTAAAAGTAGAAGAATTAAAGAATAGTCTTTCCCATAGAGGTATTGATATTTCTGTTCATAATGAACCAAGTGCATTTGTTATACATAAAATGTTACCTATGACAAACTTAGTAGATTATAAACAACCTTTAAGAAGTCCCTACAAATGGAAGGGGATGATAGGTGCATTTACTGGGGAGATATTTAATTGAAAACAAATAAA